CGCAAATCGTTTCACGGCCTGATGTCCAAAGAATTATTTTATTTGTATCATACTATACTTGGTACAAAAGAAATATCTCTTACTATAATGCAAGAAGAGATATGATTATACGTGAAGCTACTAATGTTGATACTTGGAAGCGCATGGGTGAAAGAATGAAAAACGCTCTATTACAACCAAAAGCCTTTGCTGTCTTGGCTGTCACAGTAGGGTCCGTATTGACGCTGTGGAAATTATACACTAAATTAACACCACAAGGTGACAATTTAGAAGAGAAATTTCTAAATGATGAAATGAAGATGTTTGGTATGAATCAAGTTTCATCTCTAGTTGGTAAACGACCCATCCCAGAATTGTCTGGTAGAGAAAATGTATGGTATAATAATTCTTTTGACTTATCTTCTGCAAATTTTACAAGAGAGAGTGCATCATCTAAGAGCATATCCTTTGAAGATTTCAGTAAGAAGATAGGAGAAAATGTTTGTTATATACATATTATCAATTCAAAAGGTAGTTCTAGAAAGGCGCGAATGTTAGCTCTAGGTGGACATATATATGTAACAAATAATCACAATGTTTGTGATTTGATAAACGGTGGTGATATAAATGTTATCTTTACGCATGCAAAGGGCGTGAGTTCTAACATGAAATTTAAAATCAGTGAAAAAGATGTACACCGTATACCATCACATGATTTGGTCTTTTTAACATTAAGAAGTTTACCTCCAAAAAAAAGAATAATTCAATATTTACCAAAAGGGGAGTGTAATGGAATCTTCAATGGTACTTATCTCAATCGTACTCGGGATGGTTATATGACTTTAAATAATGTAAAGAAAATTAAACTATTACCTCCTCGCAAATTTGTAGATAAGAAATACAATATTGATTGTAAACACCCTTTATGGAGTGGACTAGCTGAAACACCAACCAGAGATGGTGAGTGCGGTATGCCATTATTAATAAATAGTGAATTTGGTTTTTGTGTTGTTGGTTTACACTTTTTAGCTAATAAGGCGACAGAAGATGAGGTCTTCTCTACAATTCTAGATGGTAATATGATAGAGAAGATTTATAATCAATTGACTATGTTTAATGTCGCTGAAGGAGATCTATCAATGACATCAAGTGTTTCCAAAGAACGAAAAGTTGCAGATTTACATAAGAAATCAGTCTTTCGTTATTTAGACACTGGGAATGTGGATGTATATGGTTCTTTCACGGATTTTCGTGGGAAAAGCAAATCTAGCGTGGTCACGACACCGATGAATGATTTTCTAGCATCACGAGGTTATAAAACTAAATACACTAAACCAGAAATGAGTTCATGGGTACCTTGGCATATTGCAGCAAAAGATCTTGTCAATCCCATAGTTACTTTGGATTCAGGTATTCTTGATCTATGTGCTCAAGGATACATAAATGATGTCATGAAGAGTGTAGATTTGTGTAAAATCAAAGATATGCTTCACATTTTAGATGATTTCACAGCAATAAATGGAGCACAAGTGGCGTATATTGATAAAATTAATAGAAATACTAGTGCTGGCAATCCTTGGAAAATGAGCAAAAAATATTTCATGGAAACAATACCACCTTTACATGGTATGCTTGATCCTGTTAGAGTTGATGATGAAATTATGAATCGGGTTGATGATATACTCATATCGTATAAAGATAATAAGCGATCTCACCCTAATTTTTGTGCACATTTGAAAGATGAACCAGTTTCCTTTGAAAAGGCTAAAATTGGTAAGACTAGAGTTTTTACGGGTGCACCGTTTGATTGGACTATAGTGGTGAGAAAATATTTGCTTAGTTTCACCCGTTTATTGCAAAATGAACGATTAGCATTTGAAGCAGCTCCAGGGACAATTGCGCAATCGCTTGAGTGGCAAGAGATGTATGATTATATCATCAAGCATGGTGTAGAAAATATAGTGGCAGGCGACTATAAAGCTTTTGATAAGAAAATGAGTCCTAAAGAGATACTATTAGCCTTTGATATTATTATACATTTCCTTAAAATATCAGGAAACTACACTGAGGAAGATATACAAATTGTTCGTTGTATTGCAGAAGATACAGCATTTGCCTTAGTGGACTTCAATGGAGATTTGGTTCAATTGTATGGATCAAATCCTTCTGGAAATCCTTTAACAGTTATACTTAATGGGTTGGTTAACTGTATCCGTATGAGATATATATTCTATATGTTACATCCTGAACATGATGTAAGTAAATTTAAGGAGAACGTAAGTCTTATGACATACGGAGATGATAATATTATGTCTGTAAACCCAAATTGCCGTTGGTTTAATCATACGGCTATAGCTAACGCTTTTTTAGAACTAGATATAGTTTATACAATGGCTGATAAAGAAGCTGAAAGTTTACCC